ATGGTGAGCAGAATGACTACAGAGCTGTTTCATGCTCAGCTGGAGGAGAACATCGTGAGAGCTGCTGACGAGCGCAAGCGCCACCAGGCAGAGTTGCAGGCTATCAGCCGGAACTACGAGGAGACGTTGGGTAATATTGAACGCATGGAGGATGAAGCAGGGGAAAACTACCGTCGTGCCCGTAATGCTTTCGAGGATGCCAAGAAAGAATATCAGGAAGCACTCCGTGAATGCAGAATGCATCGCAACGAGGCAGGATTTCGCAGAGACAAGGCGAAGGTCGAGGAGACTAATCTTTGGACACTCAACAACAATACCATCCAGAGCGACCGCCACAAAATCTTTGAGAGATACCGAGAAGCGGGGGGGTACTTACGGGAGCAGAAGAAGGACTCCTGCACCCAGGCTGGACCAAAGACAAGAAAGGAGGAGTGAGCGATGAAGAAAAGTAGAAACAATGTTATAGAACTCCACCAGAAGCGTAGGAGAGTCTATGAGGCTCTGGCAGACAGAGCCATCAAACTGGACATTGAGCACGGTGAACTTTGGAAACAAATCGAGCTCTTGAGGAGTGTTGCTCAATTAGTCACTATAGATGATATCCGCAGAGAGTTGGTTGATACAATCTGCAGATTGGAAGCTAAAGACAGAAGAATATGTAGACAGCGTGATAAGCTGGAGCTGTGGGCAGCGAAGATATATGTTGCTCTTGAGCTCATGTACAGCGCTTACGCTAGAGTATATTCAGTAGAAGAAGAATTCCCTTATGACTATAATTATGGCAGAGAAAGAGGTATATAACAGCGATGCGTTCGAGCAGAAGCTGCTCAGCGCATACTTCAAGTTCCGCTCTAACCTTCCAAAGAAGGATAACGAAGGACTTGATTACATGAAGAGCTTCAAGACTACGCAGGATATTATCTGCGAGCTTGAAAGCATGGGTGGAGTAAGCTACAAAGGCGTTAACAAGTACATGCAGGAGCATGACTACTCCATCGCTACGCAGCCGGACGGTACCGTGGCATGGGCCATCTGGGAGAGAGTAATGCCAGTTGATTTCAAACGTATCATCACATATCCTACATAACGTTTATTTATCTATCGTGATTTTTGCGGATGGTTGCTCGAGAGAGTGGTCATCCGTATTTTTATTTTGGCAATTGCCAAAGTATCTTTGCACTAAAAAAGATAATATGACCATCAAATCACTACCATCGGGCAAAATGTTCCTGGAGAACATACCCGACATCATCATCATGACCGCCAGAACCAGGCTGGCTGTGACCATCGCCATCGGGGGTAAGACAATCTACGAGGAGTTCCTCTATCCTGCAGATGGGGAGGTCATCGTGTCTGACCTGGCAGACATCTTCAGACCTTATGCCAGGCAGCAGCTTGCAGTCTCAGCAACCGTCGCCATCATCGAACAGAGCGTTGATGGCGAAACAGAGACCAATGTAGAAACCAGGCAGACGAGCCTGCAGGTATACTATGCATCAGTAGATATTGTGGGAGTAGATTGCTCCAGCTTCCTGGACAATCACTTCCTGACGTTACTGAGCTCGACCAAGAAGACGTCTGAGGGCAGACTGGAATACCTTCACTACATAGGCAAGGATGCGGCAACCGTGAAGGCTTACTATAAGCCGCACGATGCCGAGGGAGACGAGGAGACCCGCACATTCAATGCTACTGCAGTAGCCGGCAACGATGTCTATACGACCATCGACGTCTCTCCTTCCAGATTCTCAGTCGAGAACCTTGACCTGCTCTACTACGAGGTAGAGGCAGGCAAGAGAATGCTGAGATTCATCAATGATCCATCTCAGCCTGACTGCGCTCCATGTCTACTCTTCACCAACAGCTTCGGCTGCCAGGAACTCATCTATTGCGAGGGCAAGCATGAGGTGAATCCGGAATATACCAGGGATGCAGCCTATATCGGAGGCTTGAAAACCAACTACCGTATAACGGAACAGCGCAATTTCAATGCAGATACCGGCTACCTCAATACCGACATGGCCAACTGGGCAGATGACCTTTTCCGCTCCGATGAGGTATACATCGTCAACTTCGTTGATGGCAATCCGGTGGTGGGCAAGCGCATCACCATCAATTCGTCAACTTCCAAGAATGACAACCTGCATGACACCTTGCCTCGTTTCACCTTCAGCTACGTCTATGCACAGCGCCAGCATAATGTCCTGGATTTGCAGAGAGGTGGCAGAATATTCGACAACACATTCGACAATACGTTCAATTAATGCCAAAAACAGCATATCACATCAATGAGGTTCTGAAGCTCATGGACAAGGCCAGGGATGAGGGGTCAACCGTCAATCTCAAAGCCTGGACATCAGAGGGCGAAGTCATCGATTACAGCGGATGGATGGTCAAGGGTGGTTCCTGGCGTGGTGGTTTCCACCGGCTTGTGAACCCAGTAAATGGGGAGGTTCGCACCCTGCCAGACATCTACATATTCAATTTTATGGGTAAAACAGTATTTCTATGAAAAGAAAATATCAGATGCAGCAGATAGGCGCGAGTGGTTCGGTCGCACGCTATGCAGTAGTGGCTGAAGGCGTATCTGAGGCTAAGAATGCTACAAGCATCGAACAGCAGTATGGCCAGGATACCAGTTTCCTCGGTTCCGGAGAGATTGGAGATGCTACATATTCTACTATCGAGATAGGTGGCAAGGACTATGAGTTCATCAACTATGGCGAAGACAACAACACTCCGTACATCCTGCAGCAGCTCCTGCGCAAGAACATGGTAGCGCAGAGAGCCATGGCGTTCAACGTCCAATGCTGCTATGGCCAGGGTCTCAGATTCATCGACCGAGAGAGCAAGAAGGACGTCCAGGATGAGGAGATACGCAAGTTCTGCCTGGGCAACAGCATTCATGAGGTGTTCATGCAGCAGGCAACGGATATGAAGTTCTTCGGCTGGTCAGTTGAAGTCATCATCCTCTCTCGAGACCATGAGCGCATCGTCAATATCCGACACAAGGACGTCTCCTATTGCCGATTGCAGAAGCCGGGCGCGTTGGGCAGAATCGCCAACGTCTTCTTTGCCGATTTCAATCATTTTACTCAACAGATGGAGGGTGAGGTTATTCCGCTCCTGGATATCTACAATCCTCTGGGCGACCTCATGGCGCGCATGGGCAAGGGTCCAGACCCATATACGGGTATTACAGGCAAGAAACCGCAAGATGGCAAGGACTGCAAGTTCGCCATCATCAGCAGAATGCCTACACCAGGAATGCAGTACTACCCGATACCATACTATGCCAGCATCTTCGATGATGCCTGGTATGATATCTACCGACTCATCGGTATCGGCAAGCGATACATGATCAAGAACACCTCTGCTCCTCGCATACAGATTGAAGTGCATCGAAACTACTGGGATGACCTCTGCAACAACGAGGGCATCATTGAGCCGGAGGAGCGCAAGGCGCGCATCCTGAAGGAGAAGGAGAACATCATCGATTTCGTCTGTGGACCTGAGAATGCAGGCAAGGCTCTCATCACCGGCTATTACTTCGACCCGAACGGCAAGGAGCAGCGCATGGTGCGCATCATCAATCTCTCTGAGGGCAACAAGAAGGAAGGTGGTGACTGGGCTGAAGATATGTCTGAAGCTTCCAACGCTCTCTGCTTCGCCTTGGGCTGTCATCCTAACCTCATCGGAGCGACACCTGGCAAGAGTCAGATGAACAATTCCGGTTCAGACAAGCGAGAACTCTTCATCATGAAGCAATCCCTGGAGAAGGCAACGCATGACATCATGGCCAAGCCTTGGCATGTTATCCTTCACTACAATCTCTGGGCTAAGAAAAATATCACGGTCGATGTTCCGATGATTGAGCTGACAACACTCGACAAGAACAAAGACCAGCAGACATCACTAGTTAACAACAATGGCAATGAAAATGGAGATAACTAAGGAAGATTTCGAGAATGCTATTCTCGTAGCTACCAGTTCACAGTCAGAAGTGTTCGATTCTGTCGAACCGCATTTCGTGGAAGTGTATGAGCGCCTTCAGCAGCAGTTCCTGGGCTATGCCGGGGAGGCAGCGCTTGAGTCTAATGAGAGGCTGACATCAGCAGTTGTCAGGGCAGTATGTCTGGGCGCCTTCCTGGAAGTGGTTCGTCATCTTGACCTGGTACTCACGCCAACAGGCTTCGGAGTCGTCGCTAACAGCGAAGTCTCTCCGGCATCAGCTGCGAGAGTGGAGGCGCTGGTGGAGCAATGCAGGGTGGCATATTTCAAGGCAGAGGGCGACATGATTACCTGGTTGGCATCAGTAGAGGAGTGGGGGAGCAGCCTGCAGGCAAAGTGCTGCCTGCCACTACTGGTTTACAGCATTGGCCAATATAATTTCCAGACCAAGCAGGAACTCTCATCACAGAAGTGGAAGGACAATCTGGGCAAGCTGTATGAAGCCGATTCTGTAATGCGCAAGCTCATCTCTGACGAGCAGATGGATGACCTGCTTGAGATGGAACGGGGAGCCAAGACCAAGGATGACGTATCTGCTAATCTGATATTCCAGGTTCGCAGATGCATGATCCTGCAGGCTGAAGGTCTGTTGACTGCCTTCTCTAACGAGCGTGGCAGACTGCTGAAATTCCTCGACGCCAACATCAGTAATTTTCAATTATATGCGGATTCATCGGCATATAAGGCTAATCATTTTAAGGAATTCAAAAATGGAAAAGAAAAACCTGCCTTCGTTTTCAATTCGTGATGGCATACGAGTCTTCGACTTCTCAGCTCCCAGTTCGTGGGATGAGCTGCAGGAGGATGAGCTGCGCTACATCCTGAGCGTTCTGACTCTGTTCCCAGATCTGACGGTAGCGAAATGCTACGTCCTCGCTAGATTCTGCGGCATCAAGGTGCTGAAGTATACCAGGACAGGCTGGAAGTGCAGCGTCCTATGCCTGTCTAGAAAAGGCAAGAAAAAGCGGGGAGTGATGTATCTGAATGAGGCAGAAATCCTCGATCTCCTCAAAAACTTCGATTTCATCGAGGATTATACCTATTATAAGCCTCTCGATACATGCGCAAATCTCCAAGCTGTTGGAAGGCTCATTAAGAATGTCACCTTCTTGGATTATCTGCAGCTGGAGAAGAACTACCAGCTATATCTCATACACAAGGATGATAAGTTCCTGCAGAAGATGGGGTGGATTCTCTATCGGGACGAAGCCGGAGAATCCGATGAAACCGCCATTTTTCAGCCTTATGAGCTCCTGAATGTCTTCATGTGGTTCTCATCCGTCAAGGGATACCTGGCAGAGAACTTCCCTCACTTCTTCAAACCGGCAAAGGAAGGTGGAGAGCTGAAGCAGGAAGACCTGATGCCTGCCATGCAGGCGCAGATACGCGCTCTCACCGATGGTGACATCACCAAACAGCAGGCTGTCTATGATTCCCTTTGTTGGGATGCGCTATCAGAGCTTGACAACAAGGCGAGAGAGGCTGAGGAATTCAAGGCTAGAAACAGAAAATAATTGAGTATGACAGATAAAACATTCGATTCCATCGCATATTTCACCAAGTTATGCGAGGAAAACAAGACATGCAGAGACAATAAATTCGTAGCAACGACCTGCTCAGGTCCTGACACCGTGCAGGGAGTACTGCAGAAGTTCCGCAAGGCTTCGAACTTCATCATGGTCTCTGATACGGTAGATAGCAATACGCATTCGGCAGGTGAGGGCTTCTTTGAACGCAACGTCTACACCGTCTGGATTCTCGCAGCTTACAAGCATGATGACATGGAAGACCGCGAGAAGAAGCTGAATCTCTGCAGATATATCTTCCGTCAGTTCATCAGCCGAATGCTTCGAGACAAGTATCGGGAGGCATTCGAGGGACAGCTGGAGTTCCTGGATCTCACGCGGATCTATTCGAGTGAATTGGGTAGATGGTCGATGAATGGAGTCACCGGACTCTACTTCATGATGAATTCTGACGAACCTATCGACGTGCAATATGATGACAGCTTATGGCAGACAAGTCAGCAGTAGATGAACTGCTCAAATACGAGCAGGGATGGACGAGCAACATGGGGGAGTACTGGCGCGAGCGCATGGAGCGTCTGCGTACAATAGACACCGGAGCACTCTATTCTAGCATCAAGGGGCATCTCGAGCAAGGCTCAACAACAACCATCGAACACAAGTTCCTCATGTATGGTATCTATGTCGCAGCTGGAGTCGGCCCTGCACATGTCTGGGAGAAGTGGACTGATGCGCAGGGAGGCGAGAAGGTTCCCCGTGTCAACGACGGAGACCTGGAATTCCTCGGTCGCGAATATAGAGCAGAGCATAAGATGAACATACCAAAGAAGGTAGGCCCTGCCTGGGGTGGCAGGGTGGCAGGTGGTCCACCTATCGGCAGACGTGACTGGTTCTCGCAGAAGTACTATGCTTCTGTCATGAAGCTCAATGAACACGAAGCTGATTTCTATGGCGAGAGATACAATGGTATCATGGCAACTGCTCTGACTGAAATATTCAGAGGCATCGGAGCAGCCCGCAACTTCTGATAGCGTATTTTTATCGAATCCATCGATAGATTATCTTTGCAACAAAAAATAATATGGCAGAGAAATATGACAAGAATGATCTACAGACCCAATTCGAGGGTATAAGAGATGAGCGACGCCTGGCAGCCAATACGGCTTATCGAATAGGCAATGCTTTTCTCTCCCTGCTTCATTTTGCCTCGGATGAGATGAAGGCAATCATCGAGGAACTGCTGAAGAAGACCGATGGTCAATACCTCTCTAAGGTGAATGATGATCAGGCTAAAGGTCTCATCACCTTCCTGAAAGGTCTGAAGGTTGGAGAGATATATAGCTTCGACGCTGCCGGCAATATCATCGCCAGCAACATAAAAGCAGATAGCGTAATAGCCGACAAGCTTGCGTCTTCTAACTTCAACGAAGGTGAGCAGAAAGGTTTTACGGTTGCTGTCAAGGATGCAGAGACAGGGAAATACCGACTCTGCATCGACGAGATCATTGCCTGGTCGATTGCGACCTTGGCATCTTTGCATGTCAAGGGCAATTCCACATTTGATGGCAACCTGGCAAGCAAGGATTATGTTTCCGGATTTGTTGGTGGCAAAGGATGGGGTATCAGGAATAATCCTACCCAGAATGTCACAGGGCAACTGGAGAACAGATGGACTGGAGAATTCGACAATCTCATTGTCCGTGGTTCGATCAAGGTATATGAGATGATTATCTCGCAACTCCTTGGCGAAAATGACAACCGCATCTTCACAGGCATGATGGAGGTTGATCATTACGACCAGGAGAGTGGAAAGATATACCTGGATACCCAGAATGGCAAGTTGTACAATCCTTTTCGCAAGGATGACATCATCCTTGTACAACAGTACAACGGAATGCCAAACAGCAGCAATGACTACTATGTCACCAAGAGCTACGAGCTGATTATCTCCGAAGCAGGCTGTGGTAGTGAAGCAGACGGGGAGCATCGTCTTGACTGGGTGAAGTTCGAGAGCTTCAGCAGTAGCATGGAGAATGCTACTCCTGCCAGCTGCATCAAGCCTAAGGACACATTGGTCAGAGTAGATAATCTCAGCGACCCAGACCGCAAGGGCATCATGCAGATTATCACAGTAGGTTCTGGGGCACCTTACCTTGATGTTCTGTACGGAATGAAGACAGATCCGAACAATGCATTGAAGGGTAGGCTGGGAAACCTGCAGGGCATCAATCATCCTATATTCGGTCAGCTGAGTGGCTTCGGTGAGTTTCTGCAGAACCTCTACGCTACCGGTGATTTCATACTCAGACGAACAGGAGAGAGCATCGACACCAAGATACAGATGCTTCAGAACCAGTTCGCAACCAGATTTGCTCAGACATCATACGATGTGACAGAGGAGAATAACTATCTGCATAACGGACAGTTCCTCACCGTCACAGGAACTGATGAGGAACTTGTCATAGACGGATGGACAGTTGACGAGAACGAGGACACCGAGTTCTGGGTAGATGCTAATGGCCTACCTGTCATGGTCAATGGTTCTGCAACCGTATCCGGCAATCATCGGGTCAGCATCGACAACGTAGAGGGTCGAAATGTCCTGCACATCGAGAATAGTGGTCTCAAGCAGTCGAACAGCATCGTCCGGAAACCTGGTACCCACAAGGAGTATGACCTTCCATCCTCAGAGGTGGAAGCAGACAAGCTGGCTAAAACCAGTGAGGCATACAAGGAAGTGCAGGATAAGCTCTATGTTACAGCCATCGTCTATGCCAAGACTGCAGGACAGCTGACAATAGGCTTCTCGCCATGTACGGCAGTATCTGGCAAGGTCAACGAACTTGCATCACGTACTATAGATGTAGCTTACTCTGCTGAGTGGCAGACCATCAAGTTCGAAGGCAAGTGGAATGGTACCGGAGACTTTATCCTGAGATATTCTGGTGATATGCTCATCTCCATGATTACCATTACCGATGAGCCTCTGAGCAATCTGAGCAAGACAGTCAGCACTCAGATCTTACAGACTGCAGCTAACATCAAGCTGCTTGGCAGCAATATTGATAATGTGCAGGGATCCGTTACTAAGCTGGGCATAGAACTGGATGCTGCGAAGAAGGAAATCCGCTTGTATGTAGATGAAGAGAACAAGAAGCTGAAAGAAAGTCTTCACTCTGAGATAACGGTACAAGCTGGGCGAATAGATGCAATCAACACATGGCAGTCTGAGACGGAAACCAAAATGTCTGGTCTTTCGACTGATATTGACAAAGTCAGGGCGTTCGTTACAGATGAAAATAAGAAGCTCAAAGAAAGTCTGTCCTCAGAGATAAACATACAGGCAGGAAGAATTGACGCAATCAATACATGGAAGTCGGAAGCAGAAACGAAGATGTCTGGTCTTTCGACTGATATTGACAAAGTCAGGGCGTTTGTTACAGATGAGGATAAGAAACTGAAAAAATCGTTCGAATCTCAAATCAGCCTGACCAAGGAAGAAATCATGGCAGAAGTCGGCAAGGCTGCTACTAAGGAAGAACTGACTGCTGCTAAAAATTCTCTCAGTAGTGAGATGGACAGCAATGACGAGGAAGTCAGAAAATACATTGACGGTATAGATTCTGACATTCGTAGCGACTACGGAACGACAGTCAGCTTAGTCAAACAAAAGTCAGATTCCTGGAGTGTTGCTGCAGGAGCATTCTATTCCGATGGAACGCTACGTGAATGCGGTGGCTTATCTGTCTCAACCTATTTCGCGAACCTCTTCAACAAGAAGATCACCCTCGATGAGAACGGAAACGTCAAGAACATCAGCAAGTCTGGGTTACTCGTCACGGCTGACAAGACAGCATTGGAGACGAAGATCAGCAACGTGGACGGAAAGATTATCAGTTCTGCAACCATCGAGACGATGATTGCAAACGATATCTCAAAAGCCAGCATCAGGGCAGACCAGATATCTCTAGAAGGTGTTGTGACTGCAAACAAGTACTTCAAGATAAATACCGACGGTTCCATGGAAGCGAGTGCAGGTCAGATTGCAGGTATGAAGATTGAAGGCGAAGGCTTGACGAATAAGGGATTCGACAACGACGCCTACATTGTCCTACGAAATGATAGCCATAAGGTGTTTGCGGGTATTGGAGGTAATGTTCTTCCTGCATCGACAGGAACAAGAGCTGTTGCAAGATTCACGAACGAAGAGAGTTCAAAATTCTTCGGTGACGTGAACTATTCCTTAGTTTGCGGAGCAAAGGGAGCGGTTACCAACGTGGCACTCGATATGACGCTGGGAGGATATGTCGCAGGTCTGCGAATCAAAAATGCTTATATGAGTTCGGGTGGTTCTACTTATGCGACAGCAAAGGACATCGACAAGAATGTACATTCAGTAGTCCTGGCAGGCGCAGGATATTACAGACTGCCCAAAATGGAGAAATGGGATGATGGATACGTTATTCTCGTTAAAAGGGCAACAGATTCTGGCGCAGTACATCTATGTACTGGAGTTTCAGTTACTGTAGATCCAACTACTGCAAAAGACAGAACAGCTACATCATTCCTCTACTATGACAGAGGTTCTGGAACGATCGACCTGGAGATAAAAAGTTCGGGCGATGCCATGATGCTCGTATATCACAGAGACATGGTTTTTACCGTTACGGAGAACAAGAAGAAAAAAGTATACTATGGCTGCTGGATCCAATACAAATGCCCACGTGACTGGTAATTTCAAGTTTAAATCAAATAAAAAAAATATGAAAAGAAATTTCAACTTCCCTATCCTTAACTATAAAGGAGAGGAAATCAAAGATGAGAATGGTAATAATCAGTTGATGAGTGATATCGTCTCTCTGCGACTTTTTGCTGTCGGCAATTCTGATTCGCCTGCCAGCCCGGAGAAGAAGATGCAGGCATACAGAGTCATGAAGCGAATCCAGGCAAAGCCTGAAGAGGTAGAGCTGAGCGCTGAAGACGCTGTGCTCATTAAGGAGATAGCCAAGGATACCATGGTCTCAGGCATCTACGGGCAACTCGTAGATGTACTGGAAGGAGATTAGCCTATGAATATCGAGAGCAATCAGGAGTTCGAGGCGCTCTGCGCCAGACTCCTACCAAAGTTCAACGAATACCTGCGGCTGCATTCCAAGAATATTTTTTCTTGCGAGCTAGCTACGTCGCTCGATGGCATCAAGTCGATGCCGGCTCTCTACGACCTTAATGGAGTCAGAAAACAGGTCATTGCGCCATTATCTCTGCTGACCAAGAACGTTGATGTTGAGATAGCAGCAGCCAAGAAGGCTACTGCAGCAGCTAATACTGCAGCAGGCAAGGCCAACGACGCAGCTGCAAGCGTGACGAAAGCAACGACTGATCTTACTGCTGAGCGAAAAAAGGTGGAAGATGCTGTCAACAGTTCGAAAACTCAGACAGCAGCTGCCCAAAAAGCTACTGCAGACACCCTGGCCAGCAAGACAGCAATCGAGAAGAATGAGTCTGCCCGACAAGCTGCAGAGCAGACGAGACAGTCGCAGGAGACTACCAGGCAGAGCCAAGAGACTACACGCAAATCGAACGAGGAGACGCGTAAGTCGCAGGAGACAGCCCGGCAAAAGCAGGAAACTTCGAGAGTGGAGGCTGAGAAGGTGAGAGCTGCAGCAGAACAGAGTCGCGCAAATGCTGAGAGCAGCAGAGTCAATGCTGAGAATAAGCGCAAGACGGATACCAGTACCGCCATCGCTGATGCTCAAGCTAAGGCAGCAGCTGCCCAAAAAGCTGCTGCAGACACCTTGGCAAGCAAGACTGCAATTGAGCAGAATGAGTCTGCCCGGCAGGCTGCAGAGCAGACTCGACAAATTCAGGAGACAACCAGACAGAGTCAGGAGAGTGCGAGAGTAGAAGCGGAGAAAAAGAGAGTCGCAGCGGAGAATGGCAGAGCTTCTGCAGAAGCCGGTAGAGTCAAAGCAGAGAGCAAGCGACAGACTGATACGCAATCTGCAATCGATGCTGCGAAGAGTCAGACATCAACCGCCAGAGAACTCTGCGAGCATCCAACCAAAGCTGGTGATAATGGCAACTGGTGGATGTGGAACCTGCAGACGCATCAATACGAAGATACAGGTATCATCGCACGCGGTGGAGCAATGTACCCTTCTTTCCGTCAGCGCAGGAATAAGTTGTTGATGATAGACTACGGCAGCCATGTGGCTGAACACGTGACCAAAAAAAGAAACAAATTAGTTATCAAAGTATAATGGCTGATAATAAAAATATAATAGTAGTTGGCAACGTAGCCTTCACGGACAAAGGCGCGTGGGTGGAGAACTATTCCTTCGAATCGGAGGGTGAGACTATTACGGGCTACGATGCTAACGACATCGTCCACACCAGCAAGGGAGTGTTCGCATCGCTTGTCGATGGCAATACATCTGAGCCATCAGACACCAGTGCAAACTGGCGTCTCTGGCTAGACAAGACTGCTGCTGTCAAGGCGCAAAGTGCTGCCGATGATGCTAACAAGGCTGCAGGCCTTGCCAATACGGCAGCAGCGACAGCAACAGCAGAAGCAGCAGAAGCCAAAAAGCAGGCTACTGCTGCACAAGAGAAATCTCAGCAAGCTGAGGAAGCAGCTACAAGGGCAGAAGCCAAAATTGCTCAGATGGATAGCCTTGCAGGGCAGATAGCTACAGGATTTATCGCACCATCTCGCATGAATCTCAGCTATCCGGCTGATATCAGCATCCGTAACAAGGCAAAGCTGAAGATTGCTGCTGATGTCTTGCCAGCCTATCTGCCTCAGAGTGTCCTCTATCAGAGAGTTGAGGGTACTTCGGTCGCATCAGATCCATCGGGTAATTTGACGATTGCTGGTGCTGGAGTAACAAAGTTCTGGGTGATACCGACCGCCAACACACCGTTGTGGCGAGAGGTGAATATAACAGTTAGACAACCATATATGCGTCTCTCTGCATCAGGCAAGATTCGCAAAAATGGCAATAAGATTAGAATTGTTTAATCGATTAAAATAATTAATATGGCTTTTACAGAAAGTGAAGAAACGAAGTTGAAGGCTATCATCTCAGCTTTCGACAATGCTCAGCAGGTCGATGACCTGCCTCAGTCAGACATGTCTGCTACCGACAAGATTATCGAGGTCTTCGATAAGAAGTCGGGCAAGTCTGAGCAGATGACTATCAAGAATGCGGTGCAGCTAGGACAGCATCCATGGTGCGGTAGAGTATGGAACCTCGACAATGCGACTCCGCAGGCTGCGACTTATATCGGGTCGCTGGAGCTCCTGCAGCATTTGCACGAGGAACTCGGACTTGGCGGCTATCTTGTCAAGAATGACCATACTCGTCGCAAGCTTGATTCCAAGGATCACTACAAGTATGCGACTGGCGAGAAGGCGAAACTAGACGGTTCCGAAGGTCACTACCAGTGGGGTTGGGGCAAGGAATGGTACATGGTCATCAAGACTGTAGGTAGACTACATTACGAGCAGATCAGTCCTTGGCCTATTCAGGGTGAGTATAACTACAAGATCCCGATTGCCAGCATCTCGGCTGCAGGATTCGCCACACTCGAACGCAGTACAGGCAAGCTCGTCAGCTACATCAACGATGGCGCTGACTATCGAGGTGGCAACAATGATGCGACTCTCGACAATACGAATCGCACCATGCTGGGCAAGCCAGCAACTCAGCAGACTACAGAGTACTTCCGAGCAGCAGCGCGCAAAAATGGTACTGGTTGGCTCTGTACAACCATGAGACATACTGCTGCCATAGCAGTGCTCTTCGGTGTAATCTTTGGTACCCATTACGATCAGGCTGCTGTTAACTCTGCCAAAGATGCCAATGGTCTGTTCCAGGGAGGTCTTGGCACTGGCGTCACAGCAATGACAGACTGGGGTGGCTACAACGGTTATCGTCCTGTAGTTCCATTGTCTGCAGGTATCGAGCTAGGAGATTCATGCGGTGAATCTAAATATGAGGTCAAGAAGGATGATGGTACCGTAGTCTATACTGCCAAGATTCCTTGCTTCTTTGGATACAAGAATGGATTCGGCAGTCTCTGGCGAATGATGGATGATGAGCAGGTGCAGTGCAATGCGGATACATCTGTCACCCACCTTGTCGCACCATCCATCTATGGTACCTGGACATTAGGCAAAGCGGATGGCATGATAGCGTATAGCAGATCGATTACTAAGGGCGAAGGATATATCAAGGAGCTCTGCATGGATCACCTTGAGAACTTCCCGACATCAGTTGGCGCGACAGAATCGACATATTGGACTAGCTACTTATGGAACACAAGTGGAGAGAAGTCCGGTTTTCGCTGTTGCCTCCGTGGTGCCCCTGCCCACGATGGTGGACGATGTGGTCTTTCGACGCTCTACGTGCACTTTGCTGTCTCAGTGTCCAATGCGAGCTACGGTGCTGCCCTCTGCGAAGCAGCATCCGAGTGGTCAGTGGAACCAACATATTACGCTGTAAGCTAAGCTGGCAGGGTGCTCAAAAATCCCAAAATTAAAGAAATCAAGGGTTCCTGAGCACCCGGCTCGCATCGCGAGCCCAACCTACCGCCCAAAGGGCGGTCGATTTTTTTTTGAAATTTCGTTCTTTGACATTTTTTCATTCCGTTTTTTTTTCGTATCTTTGCAGCGGTTTAAAACTAGGTTGTGATTCCTTGTGCCGGTTTTCGCTGTTGCCTCCGTGGTGCCAATGCCAACAATGGTGGACAATGTGGTCTTTCGACGCTCAACGTGAACAATGCTGTCTCAGTGTCCAATGCGAACTACGGTGCTGCCCTCAACTTATTGAATTCCACAGTTTTTTGTGTGCTTATGTGGAGAATTTGGAGTCAGGCCTTGCCCCATGGCAGAAAATACAAAATAACAGATTAGCAAGTAGATGATGACAATAAGGTCATCCGGTCGAAAGTTAGGACATTTTAAAAAGCAGACAACAGATAATATACACCGCAATATACACCGACATATACACCGACATATACACCGTATTAGTTACATTCTTAATTAATGCCAAGTGAAGAGATTAGGTAATATATCCGTTGATGTCGAGACTTTACAGAATTTCCGCGAAGCCTTTTATGAGTTTAGCAAGCATAAAAGGTCGAGATTGAGTGTCAAGGAGTTTGAGGAAGAACTGGAGGAGAAACTTCTAGTTCTACTAGACGCATATACCAACCAAAAGTGGAAGACATCGGAATACGAACCGAGAATAGTCACGGAGCCTAAGGTACGTGTAGTCAACAAACTCCCAGTCAAGGATCATGTCATTCAGCATGCAGCTCTATACCCAGTTGAACAGAGACTGAGGGATAAGATTCCTTACAATTGTCCTGCAGGTACCAAAGGCAAGGGGACTCATTTTTTTTATCGAATTATCAAACGTGATATCTACAATTCGCCACAGGGGGAGACTGCATATTGTGCACCGATGGATATACATCATTATTTTATGTCCATGGAGCATAATCTACTGAAGGCAGAATATCGTCTATACATCAAGGACCGCAAATTGTTAGCATTCATCGATGAGGTGGTTGACAGCTATCCTAATGGAGTTGTTCTGGGCGTCAAGCTGACGCAATTGCTTGGGCAGATTTTCCTGATACGATTCGACTATCTTGCAATGAGATGCTTCGATATCCTTAAAGATCCGGAGAGATATCACTACTGGCAAGCTCGATACGTCAGCGATATGCTCCTGACCTGTAGGACTCAGCAGCAAGCGGGGATGTTAACTAGCGTACAATCACTTAACGAGAGGTTTGACAAGTTCGTTCGTCAAGGTCTAAAGCATTATTATAGATTCATGGACAACATTTTCATTCTGCATGAAGATAAGGTGTTCCTGCGGCTTATGGTTGAGTTAACAGCCATGTTTCTTGCAAGAGACTGGAAACTATCAATCAATAGATCCTGGAATATACACCGCACTTGTGATGGCATAGATTACTGCGGACAAGTCATTTATGCAGACCATGCTAGAATCCGTAAAAGGACAAAGCAAGCATTATGCAGACAAGTTGCGAAACTCAAGAAAAAAGGCTATAATAATGAGCAGATTAGGCTGAAAGCTGCATCAAGACTTGGACTTACGAAACACGCAGACACGAAAAACTTATTAAAAAAAATCGGAATGAAAACGTATAGAGACAATCTAGGCATACGCAGAGGGGAGATACCGTTCTCAGGTATGTCGAAGAAGCAGAAGAGGCATATTGGTGATGTCTTGTGTAAGGATGGTATTGACTATGAGGCTCATCTAATCCTCATCGAGGACTATAAGATTGACAAGTCAACTGTCAGCTTCAAGACTCAGCAAGTCGAGAAGGTTGACGAGCATGGCAATAAGTTCATCGTCCAGGAGAAGGTTCCGGACGACAGATTAGCATTGAAGTTCAGATTCATTGACCATGTGGAGCAGACTGGGGAAAATGATGAGAATGGTGAACCGATTGAAATCCCGCACTGGCAGGAAGAAGTTTGGTGGCTATATTCCGGAGCTGAAATCCTGATTACTCAAGCACGTGAGGAGTGGTGCTTCTTCGAGAAGCCTTTCTATACGGTTGTCGGAGAACTGAAAAATAAGTTCGGCAAAACATTTTATAAGTTTATTTAGAGATGAATAAGAAAATCTATCTTGTCAGAATGAACTACGTTAGATACGATGAGAATCACTATCTTTTGTATCTGAACGAGAAGAGAGTTGAAAACTATCTGCCAGACGCATCAATGTGTGAGTCTGAGAGTGGTGGTGAGACAGTAACTGCATACAGCTATGAGGGTAGTGAGCCGGATGGCTCAGTCAAGATTGAGGCTACTTCGGCAGGTTACAACGATTTCGTGGCAGGACTTGTGAGAACCAAGTACAGCCAGAATGACGTTGAAGCGATCCTCTGCAACCATGGAGACGGTGATTCTGCACATGATGCAGAATACCTGGCATTCCAGGAGTGGCGTGAAAAGGCAAAGGAGATTGCACAGGAGGTTCTCAAAAGAGCCATCGCATAGTATATACGGCAGGTAAAGTCAGCTTTACCTGCCGTATTTTTATTTTCCCATGACATATTGTAATTTTGCATAAAAAAAGAAAATGCAGAGAAATACCAAGGATTGGATACACTATCTCAGCGCTGCTCTAGTTCTGATAGCTGCCATCGCTCTAGTGTATATCAGCTACTTTTGTTCACACGACGTGACTTCTAACGTCCTGTGGTACTTCGGTCAGAGTCTCATGTATGTAGCTACCGTTTTTGGTTTCGCTCTTACATTCGATACTCGAGTCAAGGACATTATTAATAAATACATAAATCATGGGGAGAAAAATTAAATTCATTTTCGTTCATTGTACAGCAAGCCGACAGACATGGACAGTCGCTGCCTTGTTGAAAGAGTTCAGAGCCAAAGGCTGGCATTATCCTGGTTATCACTGGGTAGTTACAGCAGATGGAGAGCGTACACAGCTGATGACAGAAGACCTGCCATCAAACGGAGTTAAGGGTCACAATTTCGAGTCTGTCAATATCGCTTACATGGGTGGTATCTCACGCACAGGCAAGCCTATCGATAACCGTACAGACGAGCAGAAACAGGGGCTTCGAGAGTTACTGCAGGAGCTGAGACAGCGCTATCCTGATGCCAAAATCATGGGGCATCGTGATATCTCACCAGATAAGAACCACAATGGTGTGGTAGACCCATGGGAGCGAATCAAGGAATGCCCTTGCTTCGACGCCATTCCTGAATACGCAGACATCTAATATTGAAAGTATGAAGAAGAATGTGAAAATCATAATCGCCTGTATTATCAACATTTTGATAATTGCAGCATTATGCTGGATTCTGGAGTACCGACAGAAACGAGCGGATAAGGAACTTCGAGAACAATTCAATCAGATTGCATTGCAATATGCTCCTGCAGAGCGCGATACAATCCGTGATTCAGTTAAGGTCATCACCCAGAAGGTGTTGATGATGCCGCCAAAGGAATATAAATTGACGGCTAGTGACCGGGCATTGCTCCAGGACATCAATCTGAAAGTAAACCAGGTTGTAGCAGACCAGCGAACATCCATTTTTACGTCAGATTCTGTCAAGACAGAGCATACTGATAATATTTATCGCTACAGCGATGCCTGGATTGACTTCAAGCTCAATACTGCAGATTCTATCTTGACCTACAAGGCGAGAGATAGCTTGCAGACCATCATAGCCAGGCAATATAAACATAGATTCCTATTCTGGAAGTGGGGTACCAAGGGATACCTGGTTAAGGTCGTCAACTTCAATCCTCATTCCACATTATTATATAATAACTATATCCAAGTCACCGAATAATGGCAAGACAAGAGGTATATACAACCATTGTGAAGCTCAACTCAGAGGAGGCGAAGAACCGTCTGAAGGAGCTAGAGGACAAAGTCGCTCGTCTGAAGAAGGCAAAACAAGATGCCTTCTCGACGGGCGATTCCCGTTTAGGCGCATCCCTCGCCAAGGACCTGAAGGCAGCAGAGCGAGAGATGAAGCAATTCAAGAACTCAACCATGAGCGTCAAGGAGACGCTTGAAAACCTGTCCTCTGCAAGCCTCGGACAGCTGGAGAAGGCTGCGAGACATCTGAAGGGGCAGATGAAGGCTATTTCAGACCCTTCTGATTATGCCAAGCTGGAGTCACAGCTTGACAAGGTCAAGGAGAAGATGCAGGCTATAAAAGGTGCCACACGCCAAGCTGATGAGGAAGCTAGGCGTATGACTGCGACTGTGTCTAATCTCAAGCATGCATCACTCAATGAACTCAACTTCACTGCTTCAAAGCTGCGCAGCCAGATGGCTGACTTCGACCCGTCATCGACCATGTACGCCTCACGAGCTTCACAACTGAAGCTGGTCGAGGCAGAACTGGAGCGAATCCGTCAATCTGAGCAGAAGGTGGTCACCCTCATGCAGCAATATGACAGGGAGATAGACCGAACCAATGTGGACATCAAGGAGACCAAGCGACAGATGCAGCTGGTCAACAATACTATGGCCAACCTCAAAACGTCTTCCATCCGTGACCTCGAATACTCCATCAAGGCGCTGAATCAACAGATGCAGGGCATGCAGCGTGGTAACGAGCAGTTCAAGCAGATGGAACTAAAGGCTAAGCAGCTGAAGGCAGAATTGCAGGCGGTCAGAGCTGAGGGCGTTGCCCAGGAGTCCTGGATCAAACGCTCTGCTGACTGGTTCAACCGCATGCAGGGTCTTGCACTCGGTGCTGTTGCTGCCATCTCCGGCATCACCTTCACCGTCAAGAAATGCGTAGAGGAATATGCTAAGATGGACGATGAGATGACCAACGTCCGCAAATATACAGGTCAGGCTGCTGACGAGGTGGAGCGAATGAATGAGGACTTCAAGAAGATGGATACCCGAACTCCTCGTCAGAAACTCAACCAGCTGGCAGAGGATGCCGGTCGATTGGGCATCACGTCAACAGCTGCCATCGAAGAATTCGTTGATGGTGCCGATAAAATCAATGTCGCACTCGGTGATGACCTCGGAGACAAAGCAGTCTCACAGATTGGCAAGCTGGCGCAGATGTTCGGTGAGGACAAGACCAAAGGTCTGAGAGGAGCCATGCTCTCTACCGGTTCTGCCATCAATGAGCTGGCGCAGAACTCTTCTGCTTCAGCTGGCTATCTCGTTGACTTCACTGCAAGAGTGGCAGGTGTCGGCAAGCAGGCAGGCTTTACACAGGCTCAGATCATGGGTCTCGCTTCTGTCCTTGACCAGAACATGCAGCAGGATGAAACCGCAGCAACCGCAGTACAGAACCTCCTGGCAAAAATGTTCCAGGACTCCGCAAAGTTTGCAAAGATTGCAGGACTCAATGTCAAGGACTTCGCCAAGACCCTGAAGGAGGATGCCAACGGCGCACTTCTCCAGTTCCTGGCAGCCATGAGAGCCAAGGGCGGTTTTGCCGACCTTGCACCTATGTTCGAAGAGATGAAGATGGATGGCTCGAGAGCGACCGGTGTACTCACCGTCCTCGCTGACAAGCTCGATGATGTCAAGACTGCACAGCAGTTGGCCAACGAGGCATACGAGGATGGTACATCAGTCATCAATGAGTTCAACACGCAGAACGAGAGTGTTCAGGCCCAGCTTGACAAAGCTAGCAAAAAGTTCCTGGACCTGTCAATATCACTCGGTGAGAAGCTATACCCAGCTGCTCGCCTCTGCCTGTCAACGGCAAGCATTACTGTTCGCATACTCTCAGAGGTCGTTGACTTCGTCATCAAGTATCGTACTACGATTCTTGCCCTCACGGCAGCTATCATCGCACTGACCGTTGCAGAATCTGCACACGTCATCAAACTGAAGGCGATAGCCTTTTGGAACAATATTGTGATTGCTGGCTCCAAAAAACTGTGGGCAGTTTTAGTCGCTCACCCATATATGGCTGTAGCTGCTGCAGTTACGGCATTGGTTGCAGTTCTGATAGACCTCAACCGTCAATCTGATACTGCAGCAAGAATCTCCAAAGAACTCAATGACATCAGAGAGGAGGCACAGAAGGAGATTGTTGAGGAGAAGACCAAGCTCGAGAACCTACGCAAAGCTGCGATGGATGAGACAAGGTCGCTCAATGAGCGATATGCGGCAATCAGCGAGCTGAACCGCATCGTACCAAACTACAATGCCACTATCGACAAGACAACCGGTAAGTATATAGAGAATAAGCAAGCACTCGATCAATACATCGCATCACTCGCACATCTCTATGAGGTGCAGGGAGCCAAGAAGCGAATCCAGAAGCTATCTGAAGACAAGGTAGATCTGGAGCTGAAGAAGCAAAAAGTGCAGGAGCGATACGATGATGCCAAGAAGGCAGGTTTTGGCTTTTCATACTCATCAATCAGTGGAGCGACAGGCAATACTCTTGTAGATGCCAGCAGTCACCTCAAATCTGAGCTTGAGGATATCAAAGCTAAATTGGAAGAGAAAAATAAGATTTTATCAACAATCACCAAGGTATATGGCAATGATATTCAGAGCCAGGAGGTGCAGAAGGTCATCGATAACAACAAGAACAATGGTGGTGGATCCAGTGGAGAGTCTGAGAAGGAGCGCAAGGCTCGCGAGAAGGCAGAGAAAAAAGCTGAAGCTGAAGCTCGCAAGCGTGAGGCAGAAGCCAAGCGCAAGCAGAAGCAAGCTGCTGATTCCATCAAGGCTGAGACCAATCAGCTTTTGGCTGAGAATGCCAAAGCTTATGCGGAGGGTACCAAGACATACCAGCAGTTCGTGGATGATCGTCAGTCAATACAGTTGAGTGGCTTCGAAAAGCTGAAGCAGCTCTATGGTGAGGAGAGCAATGAGTACAAGCAGCTGCTTGATAACCAGGTGAGCGCTACCAAGCAGCATGATGATGCCACCCTGAAGATGAATGAGCAGACCATTGAGCGCGAACGCCTGATCAAGCAGGCGAACATCAAATCTCAGTACAACGATGTGAAATCTGATATCTATCAGAATGATATCGCTCTCGATGAAGCCATCTATCAGAATGATGTTGATGCTATGCAGAAGCGCCTTGCACTCTACAATAAGGGCAGCGAGGAGTGGCTAGATTTGAAGGCTGAGATGGAGCAGGCTGCGCTCGATCATCAGTTGCAGATGCAGGAGGCATACCAAAACCAGCTGCGAGAACTTCGCCAGCAGTTCGGAAAGCAGGATATCGAAGCAGAGAAGCAGATGTATCTCAATGCTCTCGAGAACATCTACAAGAAGGGGCTCATCAAGGAGGAGGAATATCAGCAGATGAAGCTTAATCTCATCGAGCAGTATGCAGACCGCAAGGCGCAGCTCGAAGCTGAAGACCATGGAGCAGGCTCTACCCAGCTGAAGATGGATAGAGTCTCTAACCGTATGGTTAACCAGGCTAAAGCTGAAGCAGGAGATGCGCAGAACCCTGCAAATGCCAGCTTCGGAGGCTACTTCTCATCTCAGATTGCCAACTACCAGAACACCATGGAGAAGCTGAAGGAGCTATATGGTGACGATGAGCAGAATCACGCAGCCTATATGCAGGCGAAGGCAATGGTGACTACTGACTTCCTCAATGATATGGTAGAGCAGACATCTGCAGCCTACAACGGCATCAACAACATACTCTCAGCAGCATCTGCCTATGCACAGGCTTGCTCAGACCTCGAACAGGCGAAAATCTCCAAGAACTACGAGAAGCAGATTGCCGCTGCTGGCAATAACTCGAAGAAGAAGAAAAAGCTCGAAGAGAAGAGAGACAAGGAACTGGCTGCAGCCAAGTCGAAGGCTAACAAGAAAGCGATGAAGATTGAGATTGCCCAGGCAATCGCATCAACTGCCATGGCTGCCATCAACGCATACTCTTCTGCTGCTGCCATCAAGGGTACTGGCTGGTTGCTTGCACCTATAGCTGCAGGTCTGGCAACAGCCGCAGGAATGATGCAGATTGCTACCATCAAGAAGCAGCATCAGGCAGAGGCAGCAGGGTACTACGAGGGTGGTTATACCGGAGGCAATCGCTATCGCAAGGAAGCAGGAGTGGTTCACGAGGGTGAGTTCGTGGCCAACCATAGAGCGGTCAACAACTCTTCCATCAGACCTGCATTCGATCTCATCGACAGAGCGCAGCGCGCCAACACCGTAGGCTCACTGACAGCTGATGACATCAGCAGATCACTCGGAGCAGGAGCCAGCGCTGCTGTCGTTGCTCCTATCGTCAACGTCAGCAATGACAATGCCGAAGTGCGCCTATCTCTCGATGGTGTTAATTCTGCTGTCAGCAGACTCAACGAGAATATTGAGAGAGGTATCAAGGCAGATGTGTCTATCGCTGGCAGAGACGGCATCGACCGCAAACTCAATGAATATCATCGTATGCTAAACAATAAGTGATATGATTACATGCATTATCAATGGCCATAGAGCCTATCCTATATCCACATCATCAATCAAGGTGACATACGCTAATCAGTATGTCACCGATGATGGTGAGTACACCTACGATATCACATTTCCGATGAATATCCTGGCCAACCGGGAAATATTTTCGAATGTTTCCCGAATGGAAGTCAAGAAAAACATCGCCAAGTTCGATGATTGCAAGCTTTATGTAGATAGCAGAATCATCATGAGCGGTGTTGGTACCATCCTCTCGGTGAACCAGCAGGTGGTCAAGTTGCAGATCGTTGGAGGCAAGTCACGCATCAAGTTCAATGACAAGATGACCAAGCACTACATCGATGAGATAAACCTGGGCATCGCTGACAAGCCTGGTTATACAGTTGATAAGGGCTGGTCTCAGGGATGGAAAGGTCTTCAGAAGATTAAGGACATCTATAGATTGGATGATGATAAATCGAAGTTCCTGGGAGTAGAGGGTAAATGGTGTTTTGTTCCTGTACGGGACGAAACAAATGATATGATTGCCAATTTTGTCGGAGTAGATAAAACGAAAGTATTTATTGGCTACAATGCACCATTTATCCTAAACCCAGCAGTTCAGCCCAACCTGATGTATATCTTCCGTAAGGTAGTAGAATACGAGGGATATACTCTCAAGCGCAACGACTTCGACTGCAAGCCGTGGAACCTCCTGTATATCGCATCGGCCTACAAGACTCGTGAGCTGCGAAGGGCACTTCCTCATTGGTCGAGCTATACTTTTATAGAGGAATTTCGAAAGCTTTTCAATGCCACCATTGTTTTTGATGATATCCAAAAAACTTGTTCTGTTATCAAGAAATCAGAGCTGATAACCGCAGATTCCGTAGCGATTGAGCCTCTGGACGAATACACGACGGACTACGACGAAGACGGATCCTTCTCCACGTCATCGACAGCAAATCTGGAGTATAATCTGGGTGATTCTGCAAACAGAGATAACTATGAAGTTATTTCAAAAAAAGTCTTCGAGAATTTTAAAATAGTCCATAGTACAGGTACCTGGGACCCGCAAAATCAGTTCAAAGGGACAACACAGTCATGGTCTGAAAAACAAAAAAGACAGACTATCATTGAGTGTAATGGTAGTTACTACATATATGTAGAGAATGAGGACGGTTCGAAAACATGGCAGCTGGCAGGCGTTTGGTCACCATTAATCAGGGACAGTTCTTCTGATGATTATGTTGATATTAACATATCTCCTGCAGCACAAGTTGTAGAAGATATCAATTTCAAAACAGCAGTCATAGGCGAAGATAATTACTACGAGAAGCGATGCCTTCTTTCAATACCTAATGATAAGGAGCCGGATTCAAAGGAGTGCGATGTTGATGATGACGGCTACAGCTACACATCCGTGCAGGATGCGATAGACGATGAGTCAACACTCGACAAATCCGAAGATGATCAGGAATGCATGAATATATTCATCATTATTCCAGGAGAAGTACAAGATGACAACAAATTTAGTTGGGTTAGAGCGAAGTCTAGGTGGCCAAAATTCAAAACCGACTACCGAATAAATAAAGAATATTGTGGTAGTACCGAAGGAGG